AATATTAATATGTTTTGGAATAACAATTGGAGAACAGATTTATTATGATTGATAATTATGAAATGATAGAACCAGGTCATTGGTTTCAAAGTAAACCTACCGGTGAAATTATGAAGTATGATACTCGTTATATGGAGTATTATACAAAAATGTCCGATGAAATGTCAAAGTTGAGATTTAATTTATTGGATAGTTATTTACCTTTAGGTGAGTTTAATAGTATTTGTGATTTTGGTTATGGCGATGGCAATTTCTTGAAATGTGTAAAAAAACAAAATGAAGAATTTTTACCTGATATAAAATTGTATGGTCATGATATCTCTGATTATCCGTTACCAGAAGGCATTACTTTTATCAAAGATATCAAAGATATCGATGTTGATGTAACTACATTCTTTGATTCAATTGAACATATTCCTGAACCTAATATACATGAACTACTTGGTTCAATTAAAACAAAATATATTATGATATCATTACCGTGGATGCACGAGCGTATGGGTGCTGAATGGTTTAGAACATGGAAACACCGTAAAGAAAATGAACATTTCCATCATTTTGATTCACATGGTTTAATTACATTAGTTCATAAAGCAGGATTTACTCCAATTCATATTTGTAATCACGAAGATGAGATTCGTAAATCTGTTTCATACTTACCAAATATATTGACCATTATAGCAAAAAGGAATTGATAATGAAAATAAAAGTTTTTAGTCATGCAATGCACATGATGAGAGGTAGAGAAATCACCTTAGAACAAACCGAGTTACTAGAAAAAACTGGTTTACTTGATGCCGCTGATGAAGTTCATATGATGTTGCATTTTGGTGAAGAAAACTTCCGTTGGTTAGAACAACGTTGGGAAAATAGAACGAATGTTTTTTATCATGACTTTGATGAATCATATAAAGAATGGTACGAAGCAACAACATCACAATACATCCAAAACATGGTACATTCTTCCGATGAAGAATTTTATGTATGTCATATGACACATAAAGGTGTTTCTCATCCTGATGGCGGCCATCAAAACTGGCGTAAGTATATGCAGTATTGGAACATTGAAAAATGGCAAGAATGTGTAGCTAAATTAGATGAAGGTTATGATACTTGTGGTGCTGCATTTTTAGGTGAACCTCCACATCCTTTTTATGCTGGTAACTTCTATTGGGCCAAAGCATCTTATTTGAGAAGATGTAAAAAATTAATTCCACCACCAGAAAATAATTATCAACCACAGTTTTCTGGTCAACCGCACCATCGTTATGATTTAGAATGTTGGCACGGTAGCGGAAATCCAAAGGCTTATGATATGCATCCAGGTGAAACAAATAGATGGTATTATCCACCAAATACATATCGTAGTGACATAAAAGAAGTAATTACATTTAATACAGAGGCATAATATGATTATACATCAAATGATTGAAGCATTATCGAGAGAGCGTCCAGCTTACGCAAAGAATTATGACAATTACGAAGAAGGACAATTCGTTCAGTATTCAGGCCAACTGTGGGACGAAAAAGAAATGTATGCTGCAATTGATACATTAGTCAATGGTAAATGGATTGTTTCTGGTGAAAAAGTGTCTCAATTTCAACAAGAGTTTTGTGATAAGTTTAATGTCAAATACTCACACATGGTAAACTCAGGTTCATCAGCGAACCTTGTAATGATTACGGCACTAAAGAATAAATTTAAATGGGAACCTGAAGATGAGATTATTGTATCTCCTGTTGGATTCCCCACAACGATTGCACCAATCTCACAGAATGGTTTGAAACCTGTTTTCATTGATATTGAGTTAAAAACACTAAATTTTGATGTTACAAGAATCGAAGAAAAGATTACATCAAAGACTAGAGCAATTTTTGTATCTCCTGTTCTTGGTAATCCTCCTGATATGGATGTATTACATGACATTTGTTATCGTAACAATATTTTATTGATTGGTGATAATTGTGATAGTCTTGGTACAAAATACAAGAATGAATTAATAACAGAATACTATTATTGCTGGTCTACTTCATTCTATCCTGCACATCATATCTCAACCGGTGAAGGTGGAATGGTCAGTTCTAATGATGAAGAATATATTAAGTTAGCAAGAAGCATTTCCTGGTGGGGTCGTGATTGTTATTGTGTTGGCGCAAACAATCTATTACAATGTGGTAGTTGTGGTAAAAGATTTGATAACTGGTTACCAAACTATGACGGTGTGATTGACCACAAGTATCTGTTTACGACAATGGGTTATAATTTAAAACCATTAGATTTACAAGGTGCAATTGGTATTGAACAATTAAAGAAATTTGATTTTATTCACTCTAAGCGCCGTGAGTATAAAGAAAGAATACAAAAGTTTATTGAGAATAACATCAAAGAGGCTCGTGTCATTAACGAATCTTCTGTTGCCGAAACTTCGTGGTTTGGTGTTCCTATCTATTGTGAATCACAAGAAGCAAAAGAAATGTTAGTTGCTCACTTTGAAGAAAACAAGATTCAGACAAGAAATTATTTTAGTGGTAACATTTTATTACATCCAGGATACAAACATCTAGATGACTATAAAAAGTATCCTAATTCAAATCTTGCTCTCAGTAATGTATTCTTTATTGGTTGTTCACCTCTTTATAATGAAAAGATTTTGGCTTACATTGAAAAGGTTTGTAAAAAATGGAACGATTAATCAATGTTTTTGGAGGTAAAGGTTTTATAGGTTCTCGTTATGTAGAATTGACAGATGGATATCTTTGGGTTAATGAAAGAAATGACTATGAAGTGAAAGCAAAGGAAGGAGTTACGGATGTTTTATACTTTATATCTACTATTGATAATTATAATGTTCACACTAACCCTTATCTTGACATTGAAACCAATCTTACGACTTTAATTAAAGTACTAGAGTCTTGTAAAGGTAAAGATATTACATTTAACTTTATTAGTTCTTGGTTTGTCTATGGTGACGTTAAACTACCTGCTAAAGAAACCTATGGTTGTGACCCTAGAGGGTTCTATTCAATTACCAAACGAGCAGCTGAACAATTACTCATTTCTTATTGTAAAACATTTGAAATACCTTATCGTATTATTCGTTTAGGTAATGTGGTAGGTAAATCAGATGGCAAGGCGTCTGCTAAGAAGAATGCTTTACAATATATGATTAATGAAGTTAAACAAGGTAATCCCATCAATCTATATGAGGGTGGTGAAGTGTATAGAGATTACATTTATGTAGATGATGTCGTGTCTGGTATCAACCTTATTCTAAATTCTGGAAAAAAGAATGAAATCTACAACCTAGCGAACGGTGAAGGTATTCGTTTGATGGACGTAATGTTGAAGGTTAAGGAAATGACAAATTCTTCTTCATCTTTTAATAGTATACCAACACCTAGATTTCATAGTATTGTTCAAGCAAAAGATATGATACTAGACATCAAAAAAATCAAAAAATTAGGATATGAACCTCAATATCCTATGTCAAAGATGATTGAATTACTGGTATAAAACCCAATAATTTAAGCTCAAACTTCTCTCTATATATTTAACCGAATTTTTGTAAAGTTCGGTTATATGAAATCAAAAGTTGTATAAATACATCATGGCAACCAAAGTGTGTTGCAATCCATGAGGTAATTAATGAAACCATTTTTAGTATTCATAAAAGAAGAGGCCGAAGAAGAAGGTCAAAAACTTAAGCATATAGACCATGCTGAAGATAGACCTTTATTATATGGCTCAAAAGGTTTTACACATACATATAACGCTTTAAGTCAAACACACGAACACATTAAATCTGGAAGTAAAAGTACCGCTTTAACTATGAAGTATGATGGTTCTCCATCTATTGTATTTGGTCATCATCCAGAAACAGGTAAATTTTTTGTTGCTTCGAAATCTGCTTTCAATAAAAATCCTAAAATCAACTATACTCACGCAGATATTGTTAAAAATCACGGACACGCTCCTGGCCTTGTAGAAAAATTACATTCAGCACTTAAACATCTTAAAAAGATGTCACCCAAGTCTGGTGTATATCAAGGCGATATGATGTTTTCAGAAGGTGATAAAGAAGAATCGGATGGGGGTGTCTCTTTTACTCCTAACACAATTCGTTATACCGCAAAAGGCGAAGAAGCAGATAAAGTTCGTAAAGCAAAAATGGGTGTTGTTATTCACCAACAATATCACGGAAAAACAATTGATAGTATGTCTGCTGATCCTCATCCAGATTTACATAACTTCAAACAACATCCGGATGTTTGGACTAAATCCGCAGAACACGATACTAGTCAGATACACTACTCAGAAAAAGACCAAGAAGAATTTAATAATCATATGAATGCCGCAAAAGCAATACATGATGAACATAAAGGTGAAATGTATAAGGCAACCGAACCACATCGTGGTGAATCTGGTCAACTAGGAACCTATATAAATCAAACAGTAAGAACAGGTGAAAAACCTTCCGCTGAAGGTTTATCAAACCATATACAAGAAAAATATAATAAAGCTATTGCTAAATTAAAAACGCCTGCGGCTCAATCAAGAAAAAAACAAGAAGCAAAAATGCATACTGACCATATAGAAAAAAATAAAGACCATTATGAAAATTTATTAAATATGCATCACCACTTACAACAAGCTAAAAATATTTTAGTTAAAAATTTAGAACAACATGAAGGTGGATTAGACCACCATATTGCAGGTAAAAGAAGTAAACCAGAAGGTTTTGTAGTCAATCATGCAGGCGAGCCTACAAAATTAGTCAACCGAGCCGAATTTGCTCGTGCAAATTTATTAAAGGTGAGATAGTAAATGTTTAATTTTAAAGAATATATTCTCTATGAAGATTTAATTCTTGAATCGAGAGGATATATTGCTGCAACTGGATTTGACACAGAAAGACACGAAAAACAATATGTTACACCTCATTTGAATAGTAAAACGCCTACTCATAAACTAGGCGTAGGTCATAAAGATGTTCCTGCAGGCGCTGATTTAATATTACATAAAGCAGAAAGATATGACGGTAAATTATTTGTTCATGCTACCGATAATGTTACAAAAAAGAAAACTTTAATACCTGCAAATAAAATTGTTAAACCTGGTGAACAAAAAGCTAATAAAGGTTTTGATTATGAAAAACAATTTGTTGAAAGATTAAAAAAACATGGTTTGATGCACGGAGAAGCCGCTGGTTTTTCTGCTGGTAATGATTTTAATTTAATTAATAAAAAAACCGGACAGAAACATAAAGGTAGAGTTCATAGTGAAAGAGAAGTTGGAGATAAAAAAGTGTTACAAGGTGAAACAAAAATTGGTAAAACAGCCGCATTTGGTCAATTGACGATTGCCTATGATAAAAACAAAGGCGGTTGGCATATGCCCGAAAAGAATAAGGCGAATAGGCCTACTTATGCAAAACATATTGAAGCAAAAGGTATCTTAGAACATATGAATAAACATCATATGCCCAATGAAAATGTCAAAAGAGCTAAAGATGTTTTATTTGAACATGAAAATTTGGACCCAGCAAACGGATATTTAAAAGACCATCATGTCCATGTTTTGCAAGTTGGTAAACACGGTACTTATAAAGTAGGAAAAAAAGATGCAACTGGCCACGGATTACCTGAAGCAAAAGGTAAAGGACAATTCAGAGTTTATCAAAAAACTGGCGATCCTATGAAAAGAATGGTGATGTTTAAAGTAAAACATTTGGAAAAAAGTCATGTTGATTTAGATGAAGATGAACACTTACAAGCAATGGCCAAAACATTAGGCCATAAAGGTATCAATTTTAAGAAAACGATAGACGAATGAAATCATTTTTAGAATTATATGAAGAAATAGAAAAAACACATAATCCTGTGGTGATGGCGTTTGGTCGTATGAATCCTCCTACTACTGGTCATTTAAAGTTAATTCATAAAATAAGAGAAGTTGCAGAAAAAAATCATGCACCACATCATATTATTGTATCACATTCACAAGATACAAAAAAGAATCCTTTGTCTGCCAAACAAAAAATTAAACATTTAAGAAGATATTCTCCTGGTACAAATTTTGAATCTTCTAGTTCCGAAGAACCTTCTATTTTTCATCATGCTACCAGACTTTATAATAAAGGACATGACCATCTAATCGTAGTTGCTGGTTCTGACCGTGTTAAAGAATTCCAAACAACATTGGACAAATACAATGACGTAAAAGGTAAACACGGTTTTTATAAGTTCAAAAAGATAAGTGTTGTGTCTGCTGGTCATCGTGACCCTGACGCTGAAGGTGCAGAAGGTATGTCTGCTACAAAAATGAGAGAACACGCAAAAAATAATAATTTCGCTGGCTTTCGTGAAGGTGTTCCATCTCATGTTTCTGACGAACACACAAAAGAATTGATGCATGATGTCCGTAAAGGCATGGGATTAAATGAACAAATATATCGTGGTTCATTCAAGGCAATCTTTCTAACTGGTGGTCCAGGTTCAGGTAAAGACATTATTATCCGTGAAGCCATTGCTGAGAGTAAAATGACTGAAATTAATTTTACGCAAGCTATTGATTTTCTTGGTGATAAACAAAAACTATCCGAAAAAACCAACGATTATCGTAGAGAGTCAATTCGCAGAAGAAGCCCACTAATCATTAATGGACCTGCGGACGATTATGAAAAAGTTTCTTATATTAAAGAAGAACTTGAAGAACTTGGTTACGAAACCATGATGATTTTTGTTGGAACAACCAATGAAATTAGTAAACAAAGAAATGAATCATTGTCTAAAATGATGAATGAATCTGCTCGATATCACAAATGGAATAAATCGCAAAAAAATATTAATAGTTTTTATGAAATTTTTGAGACATTTATAGGCTTTGACAACACAGGAAACCTAGATACCAAGGAAGAGGATATTCATACAGTATATGAAAATACAAACCTCTTTTTAGATTCCAACAGATTTACCGATGTAGCAGAAGGATGGTTGAAAAGGAATAGGGGTGTATTGACAGAAAGTAAACCTATTTTAAGAGCATTGCCTTTACCTAAAGAACCCAATTTTAATTATGATAATGATAAAAAGAAAAGATTAAAAGGTGGCGATACTTCAGGTAAAGAACCTAAATCTGTAAGACCAACTGGTTTAGGTGGAGAATGGAATACGAGAACTAATGGTTCGGGATTAACTGGTGGTGCTGGATTAGGTGGCATGGGAGAGACAGTAGAATATAGTAATGCAAGTCCTGCTAGTAACGCAATGCCAGGTGGTGGTTCTGTAAATCCTTTAAGTAGTGATTATGATGTACCTAAAAAGAAGAAGTTGAGAACATTTAAAGAATATAATGGTTTTCAAAATGATGTTGAATCTGGTTTAGGTGGTGTTTTAGGTGGTGCTAGCAACAAAGAAGGTATGGATACCTATAAAGATTTAAATAGAAATGTTGGTGTCATCATTAAGAAAAAAGGTAAGAAGAAATTTAATGAGGACTGTGTAGTAGAATTAGAAAAAGGTTTACAGAAGTTAGATAGTCATAGTTATGATTCAATTGATAGTTTAATGAAAAAAATTGCTGTTAAACATGGAATTACCGGCAAAGATTTACATAACGATTTTAAAAAGAAACATGGTAAGATACCTGACGATTGGATTAAAGGAAAAAAATGAGAACATTTAAAGAATTTAAAGAATACTTAGAAGAAAAAGGTAGATGCTGGTCAGGATACAAACCTGTTCCTGGTAAAAAAGCATTTTCAAAAGGTTCTTGTGTAAAAGAAGAAGAAGTTGAATTAGAAGAAGCAAAACACTATCCATATAAATTTCGTGCAACTTATCACGATCCTGATACCAATGAAGTAACGCATTATATGGATTTCACTCATAGAAATTTAGATGCTGCAAAGAAACACGCTCAAGGTAATAGATTAGAACGTAAAGATGGTAAACAAGATAAATTACATTCTGTTGTGCAAATGAAAGAAGAAGTTGAAAAATTGGTTGAAACAAGACTGGCATCTTTTCATGCGCAGGACCAATCAAAAAACCATTATCACTTTAATGTCGGTAAAAACAATGGTAAACTATATCATGAAGTGCATGGTGAACGCTCTGCACTTCATCCAGCTAATATATTTCCACGGGGTCATGGAGGTGATAATGTTCCTGTGAGCCATGCTAGAGCTGTGGGAAATCTAGTAGCTGCTGGCAAACATAAAGAAGCCCTTGCTCATTTAAATAAACACAGTTATTATAAATGGACGGCTGAAGATATTGATGAAGAAGTTGAAGAATATGATGTTGAAGAATTGTTTGACATTTTAGAAGAAGTTGTTAACGGTATTGCAGAAGAAAGTAATATTGATCCTGAAATTCTTTGGGAAAACCTTGAAGATGTTTCAGACGAAGAATTATACGAGACTGCCGCTTGGCGTAGAAAAGAAGGTAAGAATCCTACAGGCGGACTAAATGCAAAAGGTATTGCATCATATCGTAGAGAAAATCCAGGTTCTACATTAAAGAAAGCAGTTACAGGTAAAGTAAAACCAGGAAGTAAAGCAGCTAAGCGTAGAAAGTCATTTTGTGCTAGGATGGGTGGTATGCCTGGTGCAATGAAGAAACCAAATGGTGAACCAACAAGAAAAGCACTCGCATTACGCAAGTGGAAATGCAGATAAAATAGGAGAAAAAAATGTTTGCAAAAGATAAAATAAGCCAGTCTATGATTGATGCAGTTAATCAAGTATTAGAAGAAGAAAAAAAGAGAATGTTACTTGAACCAGAATTAGATGAAACTGGTTTTCATAAGGCTGCTCATGCCGCTAAGAGAGCAAATCAATCACACTTCGAGTTTCAAGGTAAAAAATATCCTGTTACTGCTAAATCTCACAAAGAATCAATTGAAATCGCAAGTGAAGCTTCATTAAAACTTCCTACTGCAACAGGTACTAAAGTTCTTGGTGGTTCTGGATATGGTTCAAAAAAGGCACATGAAGTGCAACATAAAAATCCTTTTGAAAAAGGTCCAAGTAAAAAAGATTTAAAAGGTATCAAAGCACCAACTAAAAAAGAATTAAAGAAAATTGGTGAAGATTCTTTTGCAAATAAGTTATTGACACATATTAAAGAAAACAAAGCGACAGGTACTGAACCAGTATTTACAGATAATAATATGGGTGAAGAAATGACTGACGCTCAAATGAAGAAGCGTGAGAAGATTGTTATGTCAATGAAAAAAGGCTTGGCAGGTTTCAAACAGCGTTATGGTAAAAACTATAAGAATGTCATGTATGCTACTGCTACAAAGCAAGCGATGAAAGAAGATTCTTCTGATACATGGAATGGTTCATATGAATTTGTATTAAATGAAAAAGAAGAAGTTGAACAGATTGATGAGATTTCTAAAAAAACTCAAGCTTCTTATGCTCGCAACTCAATGCAAGATTTAGCCAAAACTACTCATGTAAGAAGCGCTTTACAACAACAAAAAATGTACGGCACGATACATCCCGACCACGAAAAAGAAAAAACTATTGACAATTTAACAAGAGCATCCTATAACCGTCAAAAAGGTTTACACAGAGTTATGGATAGATTGGCTAAAGAAGAAGTAGATTTAGAAGAAGGTGATGCTACATACAAAAAGACTACACCAACAAAAAAGATGGCTGATGTTGTTGACCGTAAAAAGACCGTTAAAGATTTAATGAAAGGTCGTCAATACTTTGGTTCAGGTAAGATGAAAGAAGAAGTTGAAATGGATGAAGCAGTTGGTATAGAAAAAGATCCTGATGCAGATTTATTGACAGTAGATATGCTCCGTGGTCGTGTCAGAGATGGCAAGTTTGCTAAATTAAATTCTTTTAGAAGTTATAAGGTAGATTTAAAAACAAGCGAAAGAGAAGTTAAACCTGAAGTAGTTGACCAAGGTGTAGATACAAAAGAAAAACAAAAAGTTTCAACAAACCCTGGTCCTGTAGATATTAAGTTAGATGATAAATTAACAACTCCTCCACATACTTATTTTTCTAAAGACAAGCAAGTTAAAAACGAAGAAGTTAAACCAGAATTAAAACATATTCGTTCTAAAGAAGTAAAACAACGTAATAAAGAAATTGATACATTTGCTTCCAAAGTTGTTCAAGCTAAAGAGGAAGATACTGGTAAATGGAGAGAAGAAACTCCATGGAAAAAAGTAGCTGTTAATGTAAAAGATAAGTCTGGTGCAACACATACACCAATGAGTCGTGCAAAAGACTTAGCAAAAAAATCTTTTAAGAAGATTAAAAAAGATACTATGTAATGAAAAAGAAAGAAACAGTTAAGATTAATCCTCAGCCGTCAAGGCCTACTTTTGGAGTAAACCCTATGGATCCATGGTCAGCAAAAGCAAATATTGCAGAAAATGAATTGGAAGAAAGTGCAGGTTTAGATGCATACCTTAAATCAAAAGGTATGAATCCTAAGTTTGTTGCAAGAGA